GCAACAGTAATTGTAGCACCCGCAGAAGATGTAATAGCTCCATCTACTTGTAGTGTAGAAGCCATATCAACAGCTCCATCAATATCAACAACATCTAGGTTGGTAGTTCCGTCTACATCTAAATCACCATTAAAGTCAGCATTTCCTCCTAATGTTAGTGTAGTAGCCATATCAACTGCACCATCAATGTCCACGACATCAAGGTTAGTAGTACCATCAACATCTATATCGCCTGAGATGTCAAGACTAGCAAAAACTGAAGTACCTGTAGCAGTAACTGTTCCTGATACATCCGCATTACCATTAATATCTATAGTGGTAGCGTTTATTTCTATTTCAGTATCAGCAACTAAATCTAATACTCCGTCTGCTGATTGATGTATATAAGTTCCTGAATCACCGAATTGTAATTGTCTTGAACTGTTTAATAATAAACCTGTATCTGCAACATGGGTAAGTGTTACATCTGTATCTGCTCCAAATCCTAAAACACCTGCGTCTGAAGATAAAGTTAAATCATCTCCTACAGTCATATCTGTAGCTGCTGCTACTGCACCTGCAATACTAAGAGTTCCTGCTAGGTCTAAATCAGTAAAAGCATTTACTACTGCTGCTCCTGAGCCTGCTCCATCTAAATATACGACAGCTACCCTTCCTGTTGGAATAGTTACATTAGCTCCTGAACCTTGTGAAATAATTATATTTTGAGAACCTGAAGTGGCATTTTCAATAATCTGCACCCTTTTCATAGTGTTAGGTGCAATAGTAATAGTACATGCAGAATCTAATGTGCCTGTATATTTAACATACATAGCTCTTGCTGCATCAGAAGCACCATCTGCTACTGTTGATGTATGTGTATCTGCGTTTGTTGTTATGGCTTCTGTACCATAACCTAAAGCTTCTCCAATTAATTCTAAATTTGTATTTGTAGTAGTACCCCATGTTCCACTAGCATCACCAGTAGCCATTTCGTTTAGTCTTAAGTTATTTACATATGTACTTGCCATATTTAGTCCTCGTTAAAATTATATATCATTTATGTTGCAATCTCAGTATAGTTTGGTGTTTGACTTACTGTTATTTGCGTATAGTTTGGTGTTTGACTTGGTGTTATTGGTGTATAAGTTGCTGTTAAATTTTGTGCTAATTGACCATAAACATTTACTGTTAGTATTTCACCTATAACTAATTCAATTCCTTCTAATAAAATATTTGCATCTGCTGTAGATGTCACACTTCCTAAAGCAGTTGTACCAGCAAAACCTGTTACATCCAGGTTATTATTAGTAATTAATGACTCTGCTCCTAAAGCAGAAGTTAATTCAATTCCTGTAACAGATACATTTGCAGCACAAGATACAGATTCATCTCCTAGTTCTGATGTTGAGGCTACTGCTGATACTCCAGTAACTGCAGCACCCATAGTAATAGCATTACCTAATGCTGATGTACCTTCTAATCCAGTTACAGAAGTATTTGCATCTGCTGTAACTGTTTCGCTGCCTAATGCTAATGTACCAACATTACCTGTAACAGATACATTAGCTTTACCTGTAACAGTTTCACTTCCTAATGCTAAAGTTCCTGCATTACCTGTAACAGAAACATCTGCAGAGGCAGAAACTGTTTCACTACCGAGTGCAGTAGTTCCTGCAACTCCAGTAACTTCTACAGGTATGGGATTAGACCACTCGCCTTGTCCCCAAGTACCTCTGCCCCAGCCTGTTACATTAGCCATAGGCTATTAAGCTATTCTTATAATAGCGTTTGACGCATCTGCTGCTGGAAATTGAATTGTAAAATCACCTGCTGTAGAAGTCTTATCTCCACCAAATGCTAAAACACAAACTGCTCTATCACTATTGGTATCATTGTAGATAAGACAACCATTTGCTGTAACAGTAGCATTACTAAATGTTAAATCAGCAAAATCAGTAAACGCAGTTGTTCCTGAAGTTGTAGGATTTACATTAGTTAATGCAGAACCAGTCGCTGTGTAGTTTGTACCACTTACTTCATTTGAACTTGAATACGCAGTTGTAGAAGCACCTAAAGATGCAGAACTAGTATATAAAGCTAACTTGAAGCTATTGCCTCCTGAAGCTAAAAAATTGTGTTTACCTTCAAGTAATTCTTGTTTAAATGAAGTACACATTGCTTGTGATATTGCCATTATAGTCTCCTAATAATATTAGCCATTTCTTTATGACCTTGTTTTTCTAATAATCCTGCTACAGTAGCTCTATCACTTGCTATAGCTTGTTTCATATACAACAAAACAACTGTTTGTATAGTTTCTTTAAATGCTTCAGCCTGGGCTTTAACCATAGGGTCTGCATTGTCACTTACAGAAATCAATCGTTCCATTATTCTTTCAGTCCAATATTCAGGTTTTAAACCTTCATTTTGTGTAGTTTTTACTTCTACACTTCCTATTGTACTTTCTACATCTACACTAAACATTTATTTTTCTTTGTCCATCTCTATAGGCATCTTTACGATTATACCCATCTGATTGTAGTGTAAGTCTTTGTAAAGCTTCTTGAAATCTTTTTTCATAAGTATTTAAAACATCAGGCTCGCCTTTCATAAAAGTATATGCTTCACATAAACTTCCATATAGCAATGCTTCTGGTGCATTTGTACCTAACCATGTTGTTCCATCTGTTGATTCAGTAATAGATTGCGGTGTATAAAAATAATGTAATTCTATTGAAAAAGCAGCACTAGGCGTTGGTCCTACAATAAAACTTTCATCATCAAATTGTCCATATACTTTAGGCAATCCTGTTGTTGTTGATGATGGGTATGCTTCTCTTATGTAATTTACATCTTTGTTTAAAAGATAATTATGATTTCCACTAGAATCTATAACTGCTAAAGAATATGGATATAAATAATCTGATGGTGTTTTTAAATACTGATTACTAATAGTTAAAGCACCTGTAACATTTTTTCTAAAGTTTGGTAATTCAACAGACTTAATAATTCTGTCTTCTGCTTGAACAATAAATGTAGGTAAATCAGCAACAAAAGTTGCTTCAGTATTTTGCGTATAATCTTGTATAGCAGATTTTAATGTTGTAAATGTAAAACTCATGATGTACTCACTTTAACTTTTCCTACTTCACCTTTAATATTAAGACCCATTGTACTAGAACCAAATTGTGCTAATCCACCACCTACAGGATTAAAAGAAAAATATGTAGTAGATTCTGTTTCACCTCCATCTGGTCTGGGATTAAATAAAGTTTGTGGGTCACTAGCATTAACTTCACCTAACTTTAATTGTGGATGGTCTACATCAAAACAATCTTCACAAACACGCATACCATTACGCTTACTATCTTCTATTTCATATTTAAGTTTATTTAACTTATATGAAAATCCACATCTATCACATTGACCTAATGCTTTACTTGCTCTTGCGTATGCCATTTAATAACCATATGTCCCTAAGTCAGGAACAAATTTTACAGAAGCTCTTTCTCTATCTGCATCACTTACATCTTTCCATAACTCATCATATCTTTGTTTAATCATTGGAACTCTTGGTTGAGCTTCAGGTGATTTAACTGCTAAGTTATATGCCAAAGCATATGTTAAACAAGGCAAATATCTTGATGGTACATCTACATTATTACTAGCTACATCGCCTGTATCTTCTATTCTTTGTATGTAGTCATAGACTAATGTATAAGCTTTATCAGGAGTTGACCATAAAACTAATTTTATACTTCCACTATCTTTATCTACATAAAACTGTGTAGGTTTAGCTTGTAGTAATTTATTAGATTGATGATTATATTCTGTTCTTGATATTCTATTTAGGCGTTGGTCAAACTGTTTAGTTTCATCTCCAGCATCTGTTCTGATAAAAACATCTACAATATCTAAAGCAGATGACTCTACAGTATAGCTACTAGTGCCTTCAGTTACAGAAACGCTTGCTTGTTCTACAGTCCAAAGATTTAATCCTTTGTTTTGCCATTCCAAAAATACTAAATTAAGTGCTCTTTTAGCACCTCTAAAGCTATAACCTGAACGCAATTCTAGACCACAAAGGTCATAAGCTTCTTCCATAATATCGCTTATGTCTAAGTTGAATGAATGTGTTCCACTTGTAGCCATTATTTATCCTTTTTTATTTTTGTAACTTTAATACCAGAAGGTGTAACAAATGTTTTCTTTTTTGATGCAGGTGCACTTTTAATTTGCTTTTGCATATTTGCTCTAGACATTGCCATTTAACACTTCCATCTTCTACGAGCCTGTCTAATTCTTGAATTAGGGTCGTTTCTAGTTTTAGCTGAACTTCTTTTTAATTGACCTAAAGACCTGGCACAGTAAGACTTTCTGCGTTTAGCAGCCTTACTACCTTTTTTTACTTTGCCTGTTACTGCGGTTTTTAACTTAGAACCTGGATTAGCTTTACGATAAGCTGCAACTCCTTTCTTAGTCATACCAGCACCAGACTTAGTGCTACGATAATTTGCACCCTTACCTTTTGTAGTTTTAGGTATAGGGTTCTCTCGTTTTCTTTTGGTCATTAGAAGACTAGTTAGCTTTTACCACCTCTAGCCATACCTTTAGACCTTTTCTTTTTAACGCCTGGTTCAGTCATACCGCCACCAAACATTTTTTTGACATAGTCTTTGTATTGCATAACATTTTGTTCTTTGCCAACTTCAACGCCTGACTTACCACCACCTGCCATGTACTTAGATGATTTGCCACCGCCTTTCATGTATTTAGATTTTTTACTTCCTGCCATAATAAATTCCTATTTTGATGCAGCTTTTTTAGGTCTTCCCCTTTTTTTAGCTGCTGGTTTAGTTGTTTTTTTCTTAGCTGGTTTTTTACCACCAACATAAGCTTCATTAATATCTGGAGTAGATGGGTCATCAGCAACAAGTTGCCCTTTAGCATTTCTTGCTCTTTCACCATTCATTTCAGCACATTTGCGTTCTGCATCTTCTAAATCAGGGTCTGGACCAAATATAGGTCTATAGATTCCATCAGTATCTAATTTTAAAACTTTATATTGTGCTGGAAATTCACCAGTTTCTGAGATTACATAATCTTTAGTTTTAGCCATAATTAATTCCTATTAGTCAGAATATACTTTAACCATCTCTAAAACGATAGAATAAGTATCTCCTGATGAGTGTCCTTTAGTGGTAAGAAGAATATCTCCTGTTTTACCACTACCTGCGTTATTTGGAAGTCCTCCAATGTCCTCAAATTCCATATGTCCATTACTACTTTCAGCAAGTTCCATTAGAAGAACATTAGATGTAGCATCTAGAAACAATTGAACAGACATACCTACGATAGCATGGCTAACTCGCATTACTCTAACTTCTGAGCAAGCTATACCTGCTGAGTTAGAAGCTAAGGCAGATACATCTACCTTAGCTACTGCGGATTCTCCTGTGCCATCGCTGACATTTGTAAACTTCATAACACAATTTCTTTCACCATCATGAATGGTTTGTGATGTTACTGCGTCAGCCATAGTTTACTCCTTATTAAGATTGGTCAGTAAATGCTGGAGCGTCTGCACCTTCTTGGTTGCCCCATATATACCAATTAGTAGAGTCTTTAGCTAATATGTTTATTTCAAATAAACCAAAGTCAGTTAAGGTAAGTATAGAATTAGAGTTACCATCTGCATATACAGAAACATTATCTGCATTAGAATCTAAATGGATAATTCCTCCTAAAAAGAAATTAGCATCTGCACCTGTATCAATAATAAGGTTTTCTGTTTCTTCTGCAGCACCACCATAAATTAATTTAAAATGAACTCCTGCTGATGGAGAAGGTAGTGTCAATGTGCAGTTAGCTGAAAGTGCTGGAACTACAGAAACTCTACCGCCATGGGCAGTTGCAGTTAAAGAGATAGCTGTTGTATCAGCTAAAGCTACAGGGGTTACTTGCATACCATCACCATTTAAAGTGAACTCGGTAGTTACAGCACCTGTACTTGAATTTTTAGATACGACTTGAAAGCCGTTTTCGGACCTAATTGGTCCATTAAAAGTTGTGTTAGCCATAATTTTCTCCTAAAAGAAATAATCTATCATCTTGGCAAATGTCTGCTAGGTCAGTTGATAGACAAGTTAATAAAATACCTAGATTTATAATATACCATAAAAAAAAGGGGGAACATAAGTTCCCCCTTAATGTTCTTACGAACTACCTGGTGAGCCGAAGATACCAAGTGGGTCTGAAACTCCAAACGAGTATCTTTCCCTAGCTTTGTATCTAACATTACCAGTATCAAAGTCTCCATCCATAGATGTAGTCATTGGACTTCTAACGAAGTGCTTCATGCCATCAGGAACATCAGTTGTGATGAAGAAAGCATTTGTATCAGTTAAATAATGATTAACTGAATAGCCTTCTGGTATCACGCCATTTGTTTTAATAGCATTAATATCGTTATCAGCAGTTCCTACTCTATAGTCACTTTGCAGAAGTCTAGTAGCAACAAACTGTAAGTCTGATGGTACGATTAACTTCTTAGGTCTAGCAGCAATCTTTAGACCTCTTTCATCAGTATATTTACCGATTTGAATGATAGCATCTTCTAAAGATGTTTCATTTAAGTCAGCACCTGATGAAGGTCTGTTGCTGTTAGTTCCACCATTTACTAGTGGGTGAGCTGTGCTAAATAAAGCAACACCATCACCTGATGTAAAGGCAGTACTAAACCCATTGTTAAGCGGATTAACCGCTTTAACTTGCTTAGTGTAAGCCATAGCACGAGCTAATGCTTTAGT